AATTTATCGGTCCTATTTTTTGGCGACTTGTCTAAAAATGGGGTTACAACTCAAAGGGTCGGCGCGGACATTATTACAACATTCGAGGCCGGCGACTCGCAAACCATTATTAAAAACGCTAGTATTGAAATCGGCCTGGCCCAAGGCGCGACTAATCAACAAGTTTTGGCCCAAGCTATTGCAAAACTAAAAGTTTCGTTGGGCCCTCAAATTGGAACCAAAACAGTTGTTTATCGCAATGGTTTTAGTTATTCGGGGTCGGTTAGCGGTCTACTAGATCAATTGTCGGCGGAAATGGGCGTTAAATGGTCCATAAACGACGGCGAAATTACTTTTTTAGGTCCTGGCATTACCGAACCGGGTCGAATTATATCACTAGGTCCCGATTCCGGACTAATAGGAACCCCGACAAAAACTAAAGATGGTTTTAAATTCAACTCACTATTAAATGCGGACATTAGACCGGGTAAAATGGTTTTCGTTGAATCTCAAATTGCGCTAGGAATAGCAGGGGCAACGATTAAGGTTCAAAAAGGTAAATATGTCGGCGATACTCATGAGGGCGATTGGTTGGGGAAATTTGAGGGGTTGATTTTATGAGCGAGGAAAATCCAAGAACCCCGACATTGGCCGAAACAATTCAGAAATTGGTTGACGCTAAATTCCTAGATTTGCATACCAACTTACCGGTTAAAATAGTTTCTTATAATTACGTCCAAAATTTGGCCGTTGTTCAACCATTATTAAAAAGAAAATATAAAAGCGAGGATTTCCCGGTTGAGTTGCCGACCATTTCAAATGTTCCGGTTGCGTTCCCTAGAATTGGAAACGCTTGGTTGCGTTTACCGGTTAAACCAGGGGACGAGGGTTCGATTAAAATAATGGAACGTTCAATAGACAAATGGTTAACCGAGGGTGGTTCCGTAGACCCGAACGACCCTAGAAAATTTAGTTTGTCCGACGCAGTTTTTGAACCTGGTTTAACGAGTCAAAAAAACATAATGATTTCGGCCGGTGCAAATGGTAGCCTAGAATTGCAACATAATAATTCATATATTGAGATTTCTGAAACTGGTAAGTTTAAAATTTCGGACGGCGTAAACGAGTTGTTCGACATACTGGTTACATTAACCGAGGATTTAAAAACAGCAACGGACGGCATGGGAATCCCTTTTAATGGCGCGACAATAGCGAAATTTGAGGCCTTAAGGGTTAAACTCGATTTAATGAAAGGTTAGATTATGAAAAAGTTAATAATTCTTTTATTTTTGATTTTTAGCGTAAATGCTTTTTCGGCAATGGTTCCGTCGGTTTGTGCGAACTTAGTTGTTACTCAAATTAAAACAATAAATACATCGTTAACAGGTTCGGCGGAAACCGAGGCCATTGCAATGTGGACGGCCATTTGTACCGGAATTATTAACCACATAAAAACGTCGGCCGATTTGAATTTACAGGCGGGCGATATTCCAGTTCCGGCCTTAGGTTTAATCGGCGCGTTACCAGGGGCCCCCGTAACCGGGGCGGCCGTAACTAGTGCAATTTTATTGCCTATGAGGATTCAATAATATGACCCAAATAATCCAAACACTAGAGGGCGACATTGATTTTACAAATAACACTTTTTCAATAACTAAAAATTTATCGGACGAGGAAATTGTTCAATCCTTAAAACAAAATCTAAAAACGTTTTTAAATGAATGGTTTCTAGATTTGTCGATTGGTTTGCCTTATATTCAAATTCTTTTTGTAAAAGGAACGCCGCCCGAGGTTATAGAGGCCGCGTTTAAGGATGCGATTATTAAGACTAATGGGGTCGAAACATTAAACAGTTTCGACGATTTGGATTTAGATTCGGGAACCCGCAAATTGTCGGTTAATTTTGACGTTACGACAATCAACGGGAATAATGTAACCATTAACGAGGTAATTTAATATGGCGTTTGGTTTAACGGTTGACGGATTTTTTATAAAACGTTTGGCCGACATAAAAGCGGAAATAGAACAACGGTTTCGGGATGAATTCGGCGACGAAATAGATTTGCGCCCTCAAACACCCCAAGGCCTAATTATCGGCATCATGTCCGAACGCGAGGCGTCGGTTTGGGAACTAGCTCAAACGGTTTACGACTCCCAAAACCCAAACAAAGCAATCGGGAAACAATTAGACGATGTTGTTGCCATTACCGGGACAACTAGAACACCGGCCCAAAACTCAACTATTGACGACGGCGTTGCCAGGGGTGACAACGGAACGGTTCTAGACCCCGGACTAGGCGACATTATTGTTAGCGTTGCGGGAAATCCGGACGCTAGGTTTAAAGTTACCGGCGGGCCTTATACGATTGACATTGTTGACGGCGGAACTTTTAAATCGTTGCCAATTACTCTAGTTTCCGAGGAAACCGGCGAAATTGTGGCCAACACCGGAACGCTAACAGTTATCGAAACACCCCAAGCGGGTTTAGATTCATTTATAAATGAATCCGACGCAACTCTAGGGTCGGTAATTGAATCCGACCCCGATCTAAAATTAAAAAGAAATACGGAATTACAAATTGCCGGTTCGGCAACAATTGACGCTATTATTGCCGAGCTAAATGCTAGAGCATTAACAACGGCCGTCATTGTTTTTCAAAATGTTACCAGTATTATTGACCTAGACGGTCGACCCCCGCATTCGCTCGATATTGTTGTTTTGGGCGACATTGAACAAGACTTGGCCGAGGCAATTTTTGCGGTCGTTGGCGGCGGTATAGAAACAATCGGCGACATTACTAAGGCCGTTCTAGATTCCGAGGGGTTTTCCCATACTGTTAAATTTTCAAGGCCAGCACCGATTGAAATTTACATTGAAATGGACCTAACCATTAATGGGGATTTATACCCGGTTGACGGCGATGACCAAGTTGAGGCCGCGTTATTAGCCTATGGGGAATTGCAAAACGTGGGACAAGACGTTATTGTTTTTGGTTCCAATTCATTAATTTGCGCAGTTAATGACATTCCGGGTATTACGGACGTCGTTATTAGAGTTGGTAAAAATGCCGGACCGCCAAACGACAACAATGTTGTTATTGCGGCCCGAGAAATAGCGGAATTTGATTCGGCTAGAATAACAATAGTGAGTTAATTAATGGCGACGGAAATCGTTAAAATTACCGACCATGAGGCCCGAGCGTTTGCCCGGTTTTTCGAACAATGGAAAAATAAACCTAACATGGTTAGCTCGATTAGTTCCTTGGGTGGCGGTTATCCCGACATGGAAACCATGTTTTTCGACTTACTTGACAAGCGATTTAATATTGATGCCGCCGAGGGCGAACAATTGGACGTTATCGGAATTATTGTTGGCCAAGGGCGTTTAAATTTCGACGACGCTTTTTATCGGATTTTATTAAATGTTAGAATTGGAATAAATATTTCCGAGGGCGAACCCGAATCAATTATTTCAACGGCCAAAATATTAACCTCGGCCGATTTTATTCATTATATGAACCTAAGGGACGGCGAGGTTGCAATTGGGACGGACGGCGTTATTGATTTAGTTACTAAGGATTTTTTATTATTTAATTTACAAAAAGTTTTAATGGGGGGCGTTCGCCTCGATTATGTTGCAACATATGAAAAAGACGAGGCATTTGCGTTTAGCGGCGTAAATGCGACCGCGGCCGCTAAGGGTTTCGGGACAATAGCCGACGGATTAGTTGGCGGAAAACTGGCAAAAATTCACGTTTTAAAAAATAATTTTTCATTTAATGGAAACGCAACCGGCGATAATGGGTTTGGAACAATTGCCGACCCGTTGGTTGGCGGTGTATTCTAATGAAAATACAAGGGGAAAATAGAAATGGCAAAACCAGTAAGTAAACCGGATTGGACGGTTGGAAATCCGGATTTCGGGACCGTAACGGTCGAACCAACCGCGCAGAAAAAAGAAGATGGTTGGTTTGCCGATGAAAGGCCGCCAAGGGAATTTTTCAATTGGTTATTTTATATTATCGACGCTTGGATTAAGTATTTCGAGGGCGTAACGGACGGATTGATTGCGCTGCAATCGACGTTTGATGCGGTTGTTGGAACGGGCGGAACTCATGCCGATATTAACGAGGTTATGAACGACGGGAACATTGCCAATATAAAGCGAATTTTAGTTATTTCGCCCTTGGTTGTTGTTGTTAAGCAAACTATAAACCAACCCGACATTCACATTGAATTTAAACCTAACGCAACGTTTACGGACGGGGCGGACTTACCGACGGGCCTAGAATTGACCGCCGTCGCAAAACGTTGCAATATTCTTTATGGGCGTTTTTCGGGGTTTGACAATGGCGGCGGCGACGAGGCAATTACCTTGTTAGCAGGGGCCGACAATTGTCTATTAATGGGAAATAGATTTTTTAGCAATAGTAATGATATAACCGACAACGCAGATAATACGAGCATGGTCGGAAACATAGTTGAGGTATAACGAAATGAGATTAAAAACAAAAATTTTATTGGGGTTTCAAATCTCAATACTTTTAACCTCGGGCGCAATGGCGGCCGGGATTCCCGAGAAACATCAAACCGATTTTGTTCAAATTGGCCGACAATCCTCGGCCGACCCGGCGGAATTTATTTTTGATGTTGGGGACGGGGCAACCAATCCGACAATTTCGGTCGACAAGGCCGCAAAAACGTTTGATTTAGACAAGGCTACGAGAATTCAGGGCGATTTAAGTTTAGGCGATGGTTCGTCGGGCGACCGATCTATTACCGTTGACGAGGGCGCGGGTTCCGGAAATCCTTATATGAAATGGGACACGGCCACAAATAAATGGAAACAATTCGACGGGACAACCGAACGAGATATTGGGGCCGGCGGCGGTGGTGCGGCCGATGCAATTAATATTATAGCTGGTTTAAATCCAGGGGCCGAGGACGGCGAAATTAATTGGACCTATTCGGGGACGGGGTCATTTACAACAACAAGTGTTTTGGCCGAACGTTATGACGGCGAAAAATCATTTGTTACGGATTTTGACGTTCAAGCGGAAACATTAAAAATAGTGGAAACAACAATTTCCGAGGGCCTTTATGGCCAGGCCTGTCAAGCTAGGTTTTTCTATATTGGCGGCGACTCAACCATTGATATTACGGCAACGGTTGAAAACGGGAACGATAATCAAGTTGGTTCGCAATCATTTATTTTAAAGGCCGTAACGGTATGGACCCCAAATGCAACCGACATAGGCGGCGACGCTCAATTGGCCAATTTATATTTACAAATTGAACAAACAGGCGTTGGCAACTCGGCATCGTTTAGACATGACAAGGTTCATTTGGGCGGTTTGATTGGATTGGTTGAGGTTGCGACGCCGGACGCAATGGGCGCAAAAATAGGGTCGACGGGAACCGTTACAAGCGAGAGCGCCGATTTTATTCAAGGGGATTGCACCAACGCCGACCCTAAAGTATGTACCTTTGTTTCGGGGTCATTTACCGTTACACCTGTTTGCGTTGCCAGTATTGAAAACGGAACGGCTAGAGTGGCGACAATTGAGGCTATAAGTAATACAAGTGTTTCCGTGCAATCCTACTCAACTAGATATAGTCCGGTTGAAGAGGCGGCCGATTCATTATTTTTAATTTGTCACAAACAAGGCGTCGACGCAAAACAATCCGTTACGGTTATAAAACATTTTCCTAAAGTTAGTGAGATAACTAACGTGTTTTCCGCTAAACATGACGGGTCTAGCATTATTTCTGACGAAAACGTTGATTGGATAAGTGGAAATTGTACCGCAGCGAACCCAACGGTTTGCACTTTTTCTGCAAATTTTTCCACAATCCCTAATTGTGTTGCAACAGGAACGCAATCAGAAACCAAGGCAGAAATAACGGCATTGTCAACTAGTTCTATATCAATCCAAAGGCTTGACTCGGCCGGGTCCGGCGTTTTAAGACCGTTTACCCTGGTTTGTCATAAAACGGGCGACGATTACAAAACCCCAACGGTTCAATATATTATTCCTAATCAGGTTGAAACTACGGTTTCAAAAGGAACCAAGACAACATCATGTCGGGTTAATTTAGTTGGCGGAACACCGGGCGACGGAAATTCTCATTGCGCTAGTTGGGTTGATTCTTACACCGATACCGGGGTCGGCGATGTAACTCTAAATTTAACGGCCGGCGTTTTTTCAGATGAACCCATGTGCAACGTTACAACGGTTGGGAATGCTGGAAATATTTTATCAACACCCATAGTCGCAATAAGCAACTCGTTGATAAGGGTTAGGGTTTACGACGACATAACTTTAAGTGATTACGATTTTAACATTCGATGCGAAGGAGCGAGATAATGAAAAAATATTTAATAATTATATGTCTATTTTTGGTTAGTTTTTCGGCGCATTCTCTTTATATGTCTAAATCGGACATGGAAAACTGCGAACAAATAAAAAAAGTTTACCGCCATAAAGCAAAATGCGGAAACGATTGCGTCAAGGTTCCAAAAAGCCATAACTGTGAAACCTTTTCCGAACAACCTACAAATGTTGACGATTTAGAAAAACCAAAATATTCAAAAAACCAATTGAACAAATGCGGAGAATATTGCGAGTCATTATTTCCCGACTTGGTTTGTGTAGATTCAAATGAGAGACCAATTTTAAATTTAGACCTAGAGGAAATTTATTGCACTAAGTTTACTGGTTACGAACAAAAATCGGTTATGAGGTTCCGCGAGGATGCCGCTAAAAAAGCTAGTTACGAGGCCGCAAAACAGGTTTTAAAAGACGAAAAAGCGGCGGACAAATCTAAACGAGCGCAATTAAAATCGTTGTTAGATGGTTTAAAAAGCGGGACGGATTTAACACCCGCACAAAACAGGAAACTGCAAATTCAGGTTATTAAGAAACTTTTTAAATAAGGGTTCGCCATGTCCGACGATGTTCAAAAATTGATTTTAACCGAAATGCAAAACATACGAAAAGAGGCCAGGGCCGACAATCGGGATTTGCATACTAAAATCGACAAAAATTATAAAGGTTTGAACGAAAAAATTCACGCAATGGACCAAAAAGTTTTGGGCAACAAGTTAAAACTTGGAACAATGTTGAGCGTTTTAACTATTTTTTGGACCGGACTAGTAAATTATTTTAGTAAAAAATTATAAGTTTTGGCAATCATGTCAATGAATAACGAGGTAAAAAATGAGTAAATTAGGCGTAAAATTTGACGACGGAAAACTGGTATTTGGAGTTGATGCAAACCAGGACGGGGAAAATTCTCTAACCGCTAGATTGCATATGAGTGAGGCAATTAGTGAAATGATTGCCAAGGGCGGAAAAATTGAGGGCGCTAAGGTTGTCGATTTCAGTTTTAGCGGGACAAAACTAAAATTAAAACTAGACACGGACAAGGACGGCGAGGAAATGTTTGACCTTGAACTTGATTTGGCCGAATCGTTTGACGAGGTTACTAGTTTTGCAGCAAAAAAATAAAAAAGATCGAAAATATTACCGGGACAAGGTTTCCGGATTAATCAAAACAGGCGTCGTCAATTCGGCGCTTGTTTATGTTGGCGGTATTTGGACTAAATTCGCCGGGGGCCCAATCGGTTGGATTGCCGAAAAACTACTTGAATACGTTTGGGATAAAACGGGCGACAAATTTATTAGGTTTCTGGTTAGAAAATCCTATCTAGGGGTTGATTTAAAAACCGGACAAATAAGAATAAAAAAAATAAACAAGGCCAAGATTGAGGGCGACGAACAAGAATATTGGCGCAACATAGGCGACATATGAAATATTTATTAATAATGGTTGTTTTGTATGGTTGCGGGTGTTTTAAAATAAAGGACGACGTTCGCGTTATTTGGTCCTTTAGATTTAATAAATGTAGTTGTCAATGGTATTCGTTTAAAAAAGTTAGAAATACAACCGAACCGATTCCATGCGAGGATTTTTTTTTAAAATATTTCCCCGAACTAGAATTGAAACCAAATCATTTATATTGCGACGACTTGGTTGGTTTCTCTAAAGAGTCATGGGCCAAAAATATAACACCCCATGGGCGGGAAACGGTCGCATGTCTAGAGGACAACAAAAAAATAAAAAAAAGAAAATGTAACTAATGAGTTTATGCAAATGGTTAAGGGCCAAGAAAATGGAACCAACAAAACCCGAGCAAGAAAAAATCGAATTATCCGAAATGGAAAAATCCGATTTCATTTCGCCATGGTATAACGTTGCAAAAAAAGAATTGGGCGTTTTTGAAATAGCCGGTCCAAAACATAACCCTAGAATTTTAGAATACTTGCAAACCGTTTCGGACGAATTTAAGGCCGACGAAATTGCTTGGTGTTCGGCATTTGTTAATTGGTGTTTTACGGAATGCGACGCCGAGGGAACAAAAAAGGCAAACGCTAGGTCCTGGTTAAAATGGGGCCGCATGACGGAAAAACCCGAACTCGGGGACGTTGTTGTTTTTTGGCGAGTTGATCGGAATTCGTGGCAAGGCCATGTCGGATTTTATGCCGGCGAAAAAGATAGTAAGATTTTAATTTTAGGCGGAAACCAAAAAAATAAAGTATCATTTCAATATTATTCTAAAAACAGATTGTTAGGTTTTAGGACACTAAGACCGGTATAAGGGGTAAATAATGGCCGACAACGATTCCGAGATTAAATTACTTTTTAATAATCCAGCTAGTTTTATATTTGATTCGGATTTGGTTGAATTTGTCGGCGGAAAAGATAAATTAAAAGATCAAACACCTATAAACGAAATGTATTACAACAATTTTGTTAGTAAAAATTTGTTAAGATCGGCCGGCGGTATAAAAACCGGGACCCTAGTTAATGGGGCCCTGATAACCGGCGAACGACTTGATTTGACGGCCCTAACATCGCCTTATTGGCATTTCAATCCGACCGGAATGCTAGGGGGCGACCCGAGGATTGCGACCTATTTATTTGAATGGGAACCTCAATTTACAGGGCCGCCGGCCGCTAGTTATAATTTATTTATTGAACAAAAGGCCGTCGGGGATAACACAAACCAGTTAGAGGTTCGACATAATGCGGGTAGCGGAATTATGATGCTTTCATTGAGGAACGCGGCCGGTGGATTCGTTGGCGCTTTAAATGTTCCAAGTTTTGCGGTTGCTGCAACTAAGTTCGAAATAGCGATTATTTTAGATTCAATCAACGGTAATCAATACTTTTTTGTTAACGGACTATTAAAAGACGACGCCAATTTTGTTTACGCTCGCAGTAACGAAATAGGTTATAGTGTTTTTGGCGATTCCGCCCAAGATGCTAAATGCTTTATTGATAATGTCCAAAAATTTGACGTTGTTCAAAATGACGAGGATTTTCCGGACGATTTACCTAGAGTTATACCTCAAACCATTTATTCGTTAACTAAACCAACGGTTGAATCAATAACCCCTATTTCCATGACCCAATTAAACGAAATGGCGGCCGCGGAAACAAAACCAGGCGCGGACGAAATTAAATATATGCTGAAATGGCAAAACGATCTATATTGGTTAAATGCCGGCGTTGTTGAGATTTCGGACGGAACACCGGCCCAGCGGAATACGTTAACAGAAATTCAAGCGGCGTTGGCCATTGCCCCCATTGACATTAGTCCCGATTCGGCGGTTTTTTTAGTCCATGATTTACAGTCGGCGGACGGAGAGTCAACCCCTGAATTGGAATCGGTTACGCTTGGCTATGGGTTTTTTCTCGACCCCACATTGCCGGGAACCTGTTTAGTGACCGGAATAGTTACCGACAATTCGGGCAAACCGGTTGTTGGCGCGACTGTTAGCTTTGAATCCGTCGACCATTTTAATAACGACCATTTTGTTGGCCCAAAATCTAAATTTACAACCGACGCCAAGGGCGAGTTTTTTGCGCGACTATTCGAAACTGCGACTCTAGGAAATTTAGTCGACGCCATTATTACATATATTGACTCGGATTTTCCGGACGAACCAATTGAAAAATCCTATAAAGGTTTAATTATTCCCGATTTACCCGAGGAAAAATTTTCAAAAATTGTAGCCGATTCCCAAGCTTAATTAAGGTAAACTAGATAGGTCGTCGGCCAGGCCAGCGGCCCTCTTTTTAGTTTCCGGATGCGTGTCGGCCCTTTTTACTAATTTCCTTAAATAATCAATCCGTTCCTCGCGGGTTTTATTTTCCCATGAGCGAGGCGATTTACCTTTTTCAGTCTTAAAAGTATTTGATTCCGCTTGAATTGTTTGTTGTTCGGGTGTTAACGATTTCCAATATTCTTTTTTGTCGGCGATTTTAATAACCTTGGTTTCGGGTTCCGGGGCGGTAACGGTTGTTTCTACGGTAATTGCAATTTCAGTCGATTTAATATCAATGTTCGGCGGTTGATTATCATTACCAAGTTCCGGAATATTGCCGTCAATTGGTTTATGGGTTTCGCGAACCTCTTTTTCCTTTTTCGGTTTTTTAACTTTTTCTAATTTAATCGAATAAGTTGTTGAGTTGGCCTTTTTAAAGTTATCTAGCTTTAATTCTAGAACGTTTTTTAAATCGCTTATCATTGACGCCATGTCTTGATAATTTTCATTTACCATATTGGAATAAACGAACTCTAAATTGTCCTTAAAACTGTTAAACGCCGAGGCGTAATCAATTGAACCGGCCTTGGTTCCTTGGGTCATTGTCAAGCCCTTGCAAACCATTTTTGGCGCATTTACAAGTTCCATTTTAAAAATCTCGATTTTTAGTTTCTTTTCCGTTGATTCCAACGGTTTTAACTTTTCCTTTAATGATATTATTTTTTCTTGGTTTTTCTTGTATTCGGTGACTTTTTTGCCAACATCAATATTTTTGATTTCTATAATGTCGGCCTCGGTTGCCGGGGGTTCAATGTTTTTGTCGATATATTCGGTTTGAAATTTAACGGCCGCCGGAATTAGGGTTTCGTTAATATATTCCATATTCAAAGGGACGACTTTTCGGACACTTTTATAAGTTTTTTTGCCGTGTTCGTCTAAAATGTAAACCAATTTATTGTCAACTTTTCTAGGCGTTAGCCCGTCGTCCTCGGTTTCAACTAGTTCCGTCGCCGCAATTAAGGCCATTTTTTTAGCGCCCGCGCACAAATATTGTTGTTGAATTTGGGGGTAATATTGAGGCAACGGAAACGGTTCACTTGAACCCGGTTCCCATAAAGCAACTGCAATATAGTCGTCCTGGCCGACATATTTAACCTCTATTCCCATTTTCCATTGCTCATTAAACCCGTCCATTGACGCCATTAAATAATCAATTTGGTCGTGAATCCTAATCTCGGGCGGGAAATCGCAACCGGTTTCTAGTTCGATTTCGGCCCTCATTTTGGCCTCGATATAATGACCCTTCGCCGCTATAAATTCCATGTCGGATTCGGGTTTTCTAGGCGGTAAATCTTTTTTCTTTAAATACAAATCAAGCGGCGTCATAAAACCGGAAACGCCTAAAATTATAGGAATATCCGACGCGCCAATTTTTAATTTTCTAAGGGCGTCCCATTCGGGTGTATTTTGTTGCATCTCGTTATCCTTTTTTTAGTTTTTATTTGTTGCAAATTAAGTACAAATTTGTAATTGTTCCGTCAACCAAAATTTAAAAACAAGGGCAATCAAATGATTAAACGATTGAAAACCAGGATTAAAAGGGACGGTATTAACGTTGTCGCAACTGCGCTAGGTTATCGCTCGCCGTCAACCGTTTATACTTGGATTAGAAACGGCGAAATTCCGGACTTAGCTAAAACCAAGGTTCGTAATTACTTGAGAAACAACAAAAAGAAAAAGGCTTTATAATGGCAACTAAACTATTATTTGGAAAACAAATGTCGCCGGATTACGGCATTATTATGGGCGTTCCCGGTGTTGGTAAAACTTCATTTCTAGCGGGTTGGACCGATCTAGTTAATAATGTTGAACACCCCGGCGCGCCTAACTGCGTTTTGCTTGGCCCTGAAAATATCGCCGAGGCAAATTGCGCTAAGTTCCCCAAATCCGAAACCTATCAACAATTATTAGGTCAAATTAACGAACTGTTAAATGGCGAACATGACGACAAAAAATTTGAAACCGTCGGAATTGATTCGTTAGACATGGTTGAAAAGTTGATTCATAAAGAGATTTGCGAGCGCGCCAAGGTTGATAATATCGACTCATTTAATTATGGAAAAGGGCGAGCGCAAACGATTGCGGACCTCATTAAGTTCGAGGAACTTGTTTATCGCCTGGTAAAAGAAAAAGGTTTGTCGGTTTGGTATATTGCTCATTGTGTTGCAATGGACGTCAACGACCCGGTTCTAGGTTTAAATTATATGAATTACGAATTGGCCTTGCATAAATCTAAAAAAATGGACGCGTCTAAAAATTTCGTCGACAAGGTTTCGACAATCTTATTCGCGAATCATAAATTAGTGAAAACTAAAGACGGTTACGCAAAATCAACGGAACAACGTGGTTTATTTACCGAGTTTAGGCCTGGCCATTTGGCAAAAAATCGTTATGGGTTTCCGTATGAATTGCCTTTAGAGTATGATCAATATGCCTATGGGAAAAATTTGTTTTACTCGGGCGGGGTTTCGACTCAACAACTAGCGAATAGCGGGGCGGCCGAATATAACAGGGTTTTAAACGAGACCTATAAACTAATCAACGAAAATAGTATAGACGTTTCCATGGTTCAAAATATCGAGCAATCTATTCAAATGACCAACGGAAACCTCGACGAATTAAATCGAATTCATAATAAAGTTTTAACATTGGTTCAATAACGAACCTATTTTAACAAAGGAATAATAAGATGCAAGAAGGTAAATACCGCGCGAGACTTGTCCAATATGGTTTTTTATCGGGCAACGTGGACCCCGCGACCGGTCAAGAACGACCGCCGCAATTTTTCGCCCAATTTAGCTTTAAAGATGAAACCGACGCCAATAAAAAGGAAACTTGGTTTGGCGGGTTCAAGGAATTACAACCCGGTAAAAAAACGAGTCAAAAACAAATCACGTTCGACACCATTGAACTGTTAGGCTACACCGGAACCCAAATCGCCTCGTTAGCGGGCGGCGTTCAATCGGGAATTTTGAACACCGAAAAAGAATTTGAAATTGATATGGCCTACCAAAAAGATGCAATGGGCGCAGTTAAATGCGACGACAAAGGTAATCCTCGTTTTCAAATTCAATGGGTTAATGACCCCGAAAAAACTGGATTTAAAAACCTAATGACAACTCAAGACGCCGCCGTAAAAATTGGCGGACTAAATCTAGACGCGGACATTATGGCATCAAGGGCCGAAAAGGGCGGCGGACAAGCGCAAACCGGTTTTAATACTCAACAAAATAATGGTCAACAAAATAATGGTCAACAAAATAATGGCGGCGGTCATGTTGCGAATAATGGGCAAAACAGCGCCCAAAATTATCAACAAAATAACGGGCAACAAAACAACAATGGTCAAAATAACGGCCAACAAAACAACGGGCAACAAAACTTTCAACAAAACAATGGTCAAAATAATGGCCAACAAAATTTTCAACAACCGCCTAATAACGGGCAAAACCAACAACAACACAATCAAAATATGGGATTCAATCAAAAAGGCGAACCGCCCTTTTAATAGAATTTTGTAAATTAGCATTTGGCCGGGTTCGCCCGGCCATTTTTTTAAACTAAAACATTTCGGTAACAATGATAAAATATAATTTCGTTTGCGATTTAGAATTTACAGCGTTGGACCCAATGAGGGGGCAAATTATCGAATGCGCCTTGTTGGTCATTGATGCCGTTACGTTAGAGGTTGTAAACGAGTTCTATTGCCAGGTAAGGCCCGAGCAAATAAACGCTCTAACGTGGACCCAACGGGCCCAAGACGTCCACAAAATAACACCCCAACAAGCAATGGCATTCACTCACTCTAGACGAGATTTTTGTTTTGCATTGTTAAATTTCTTGGCCCCATACTATTTCGAATGCCTAGAACCGCAACCGTTTGTTTGTCATTCACTCGATAAGGGTTTTATGGGAAAAGAAAATTTTTCCTGGCCTTACATTGATTTTCATTTTTTAGATTGGGCATTTCGTTATGAAAATCTAGAATTATCTTTTTGGAAAATAATAAACCAGGGCCGTTTATTGTCAACGATAACCATGGCCCGCGAATTTGGGTTATTTGCCCGCAATAAAATTACCGACGTCAACGGAAAAGTTTCAAATAGAAAAAGTTACAAATTAAATTTATTATGCCCGCTAGTCGGGTTTGTTTTAGATCACCATAAAGCAATGGCCGATGCCTATGGTTGTTTGGCCATAATGCGACATTGTCGCCAAAACGAGGGGGTTCTAGCGTGAAATATTTGTTAGGATATTTAGCGGTTTTAATTTTTTTATTATGGGTTAATTATCGGTTTTGGAAAACAGTCGGAAAAGATAACGACGAGGGGTATTAAAATGACCGGGTTAACTTTTTGGTGGAAAAAATACCAAAATATAAAAGAAATTTTAAAAGATGAAATCGACAAAAAAGAATCGGTCGAGGATTGTATTAAAAGATTAATAAGGGAAAAGAAATGAAATATGGTTCAACATTTACAGGGGTCGGCGGTTTTGAAATTGGGATTAATTCAGTTTTTCCAAATGCCAAATGCGCCTATTATTCCGAGTTTAATAAATTCGCCGATCAAACCTATTTAAAACATTTTAAAAGTCATGCTGGTTTAAATGTTGGCGACATTGAAAGGGCCGTTTTTGATTTGCAGGGCAAAAAATTAATCGTAAACGAGTATAGGGTTAAAAAGTTATTCCCTCGGGTTGACTTATTTGTTGGCGGGCCGCCATGTCAGGACTTGAGTATTGCAAACCGTCAAAAAGGTAAGGGCCTGGCCGGGGAAAAATCTAAATTATTTTTTGCTTATTTGGAAATTATTAAAGTTACAAAACCTAAATACTTTTTAATGGAAAATGTTTTTTCAATGTCGAACGATAACCGGGACAAAATTTCGGAATTGCTCGGGGTTGAACCGGTCCATATTTGCGTTGACAGATTTACGCCGCAAAAAAGAAATCGTTACTATTGGTTTAATTGGGATTTCGATATTAGTAAATTGCCGGTTGAGGGTTTTCGCTGGCCTGAATTAGTCGCATGGTCGTCGAGTAATGATTACGCACCAAACGGAAAACATTTAGGAAAACGCCAGCGGGAAACTCGCGACGGCCGGGCCAACACTCAAACAACGGGAAAAGGTTGCGGGAATTACTCTAGTCAAAACTATATTATAAGGCCGCGCGGAAAAAAGGAAATATTAACCCCAACCGAATGCGAAAAATTACAAGGGTTGCCGCAAAATTGGACCGCCGGCGTTTCTAGTTCGCAGCGATATAAACAAATTGGGAATTCAGTTAATCCGGACACGGTTCGGGAAATATTAAAACAATGTCCGTTAAACAATCAATTAGATTTAGGGGTTTAAGATGCAAAAAATGGAACAATTTTTAAGTGAACAAAAAGAATTTTCCGAAAAAGTTTTTATTCACGGAACGACTAGTTCCGTTATGGAACACTTGAGGCGCGAGACAAGGGAAATTGAGCGAAAACCCGACGACCTATCAGAATGGGCCGACGTATTTTTGTTATTTCTCGACGGTTTGTGGCGAAATGGTTTCACTTTTACGCAACTATTTAAAGCGGCCCAAACTAAATTAAAAATAAATAAATCAAGAAAATGGAAAAAACCGGACGCCCAAGGCGTTGTCGAGCATGTTAAATAATGGGCTACGAACTACGAGACTACCAACTAAAAGCAAAACAAATGATTTCCAGGGCATTTGCCCAAGGTCATAAAAAAGTTATGTTATGGGCCATGACGGGCGCGGGAAAAGGCTTTTCCATGTCCGACTTTAACGACACGGCCCTGAAATCAAATCAACGCGTTTTAAATGTAATGAAACGACGGGCGATTATTTTTCAGACAATCGAAAATTATGCTAAATATCATGGTTTAAAACCCTCGCCAATTATGGGGACCGTTAAAGGTAACGACCCAAATAATTTTTGCCAAGTTGCCAGCATTGACACGTTGAGGGCCAGGATTAAAACCGGTCAATATGATTGGTTGAAACAATTTGATTTAATAATAATAGACGAATGCCATGATTTAACCTCTAGGTCCTATAAAACACTTATTTGGTTTCTAGAGGGTTTTGATGTTGACCATTATTCGGACAAAAATTTTGAAAATACCAAGGCCAATTTTAAGAAATATTATATCGGTTTAACTGCGACACCATTTCGAGTTGGAAACCGCGCCCATACTTTTTGGGACGTTGTTGTTAAACCTATTGAGGCCCATGAGTTGCGGGACCTAGGCGTTTTAGTTCCAACCCGTGAGTTCCAACCATTTGTTATCGACGTTAAAGGGATTAGATTAAACAGCGTTGGCGAATTCAGTCAAAACGAACTATTTGAACGTTGCACTCAAATGGGAATTGTTGGAAATGTTGTTGAGACATATAAAAAATATGGTTTTATTGACGGTCGATTTTTACCGGCGATATATTTTTGTGTTAACAAGGCCCATGCTAAAATTCAAACTAAGGCATTCAACGACGCCGGGATTCCGGCCAGGTATTGCGACGATTCACATACTCAAAAAGAGAGGGACAAGGCCAAGGCCGATCTAAAAAAAGGCGTCATACACGTTTTATTAAATGTAATGTTATTTTCCGTTGGTTTTGACGCGCCATTTATTGAGGTTGGCGGTTTTTTACGACCGACGGAATCCGAGAATCTAGCGGGCCAACAATGGGGGCGGGTTCTACGCCCTTATAAGATTTGCGAGCGTTGCGGGACCGAATACGGCGGCGACCCGACTTGCTTTAAATGCGGTTCAAATATTTTAAAGTTCGAAAAGAAATTTGCGATTATTTTAGACCATGCCGCCAATTTGCAGCGACACCCCGGAAAAAAAATGATTGGCAATAGTGTCGTTTACGCCATTAGAGAGGCCGAATTAAATGACCGAGACATTGCCCATAAAAACGCGCAACTAAGCGGCAAACCTAAGGAATGCCCGGATTGCGACGGAATTCTATTCCCCTCGGCGACTGTTTGCGAATATTGCGGTTATGAATATGGCGATTCCAGCGACAACGACCCTGGTATTAATGAACAAGACGGCGAACTAGTTGAGGCCAATGCCGATTTTTTACGGGAACAATTAAAGGCAAAAATAGAATCCAGGTTTAAAGGTTATGAAACCGCCCAACGGTTAAGGCGCTGGCCGAATGAAACTAAATATTTCAAAATTTACGAGGATTTTGGGAACGATATTTTTATGTTAAATTTTAAGCTTGGAATAAATGAAACGCTCGAAACGAATTTAAGAAAAAAGGGCGAACAACAACGATTAAAAGATTTGAATAGTAATACCGAAAAATTACTTGCAAGTTTGAACTATAAAAACGAGGCGGTTGTTAATGATTGATTTAGACGAGGAAATTGAATTTACAAGGTTCGATAAAATTATTTTGCAAATACTTTTATTCCGCGCATTTATCGACGCCGTAACAAATATTATAAGTTGGTTTAAATGAACGCTAGAACCGACAAATACGCCCAACATGAGAACCTTAGAAACCAAACAAAACCATTGGTTCAAAAAGCTTTTCGCTCAATTTCATTATACACCCGCCACGTTGGGCAATTTTATATTAGGCGAATTATAGACGGCGGCGCGGCCGTTGATTATATCCCTATTAAGATCGAGAAAAAAGGACGTTGCGACGATTGGTTTGTTTTGCCTTGTACGTTTATTCATTACCCGAATATTGTTTTACCAATTCACGGCGAAATAGAAACCAAAACAGGTAATTCCGTTTTGTCGCCCGACCAAATTATTTGGCGCGACAAATGTTTGCGAAAAGGAATCCTATGGTTTGAAAACCGAGATTCTAAAATTTTAATACAAAATATAAATTTAGAGCTACAAAAAAGGGGGTTGGTTCCATGGACGATTTTGAAAAAAGCCTAGCTAACCAGTTAAAACCAAAACCGGAAACGGTTACGTTGGAACGGATTTTAAATTTTTATATTTATATAAAGTCGCAAAACTTTTCCGGGTCAATTATATTTTACAGGGGCGAGCATTCGGCCTGGATTAATACGCATGGAAACGGCGTTTTCGAGGGCCACGGGGCAACAATCGACGACGCTTTAACCGATATTATGAATCATTTACAAACAAAGGCGTAAATTATGAGCGAAAAAATTGAAATTAAATTAAGACGAGACGGCCGAAAAAAGGGCGGGTTTTCCTATGAGTTAGTTAAACGTTATCAACATAACGGTAATATTCGTTATGCTAACAATTTATCGTTAGTGGCGGCCCGCCAATTAGTCGACCAACATGGAAAAGAAAATATTAATTTTACAACAAGCAATCGCGCCGCAAACAAATTAGATGGTTCGGAAATTACTAGCGCGAAATGGGTTATAGGGGCATAAAATGAAATTATTATTATTATTAATATTGTTAACAGGTTGCTCGGAAATGAGCGACAAACTTATTGGGAAACCGGGTTTTCCGCCGACTAATTATGTCGTTAATATTGTTGTTCAAAAACAATGTCAGTCGGTTATTAACGACGACAAGAAAACTAAACATGAGGTTTGCAAGGATTTAATTTATTATGAATGCGCTTATTATTTTGTAAATCGTAACCGTATGAAACTATTTAAAAAATTAAAACCGGCAAACGAATATTGCGAGTCGTTACGAAATAAGATTGCCGGGCCTAGCATACCCAAGTAAATAGGCCCGACAAAAAAAACGGTGTTCATTTCGGTAAAAATGAATATATGATTTATAACCTAAAACGGTTTTCATTAACAAGGTAAAAAGTGAGTTTTCAAGAAAAACTAAATTCCGAAATTATATCGAAAATAGGGCCTAACTTTCAATTGCCCGAAATCCCGTTCGACGGGACCAACGTTCGTTTCGACATTGAAAAACAGGGCGACAAGGCCGGTTGGGTTTATGTTAACCCTTGGGACTATAAAGGAAACGAGCAATTTACCGCAACGTTTGGGTCATGGCGCGCAGGGGTTCAATTTAAAGTAACAAGTTACGACCCTAGAAATGTTGATAAATCCTTTATGAAGGCCGAGAAAAAGAAAATCCAAGAAACGCAACAAGCAATCGCCGAGCAAAAACAATTAAAATATAAACAATGTCGCGAAAAATGGGGGCCAATTTATGAGTCGTTACCTACCAACGGGAATTTACACCCGTATTGTGAGTATAAAAAAATTAACTCTAACTATTTTGGCCGGGTTGATTTTAACGGTGTTCTATATATTCCTAGTTGGAACGAGCGCGGTTTTGTTGGTTGTCAACGTATTTTTGCCAACCCCGAATACTCTAATTCGTCTAACAAGGATTCTAAGCGGTTCACTAAACGTTATACATTTGGAATCGAAAAGTTAGGTTCGTTTTGTCCGTTTGGGAATATTAGAAACGCGGAATTTGTTTTTATTGGCGAGGGTTTCGCAACCGGCGCGAGCGTATTCGAGGCCGTCGGTTCCGATAATCATGCCGTTGCAATAGTTTGGGACACGTCCAATATTTATGCCGGCATGGTGTCGATTAGAAAAATAAACCCTAATTGTAAATTTATAATTTGCTCGGACCGGGACATTCACGCCGAACCGCATTTGCATAATATCGGCGAGAAAAAAGCAAAACAAGCGGCCTTTAAATTCTCAAATTGCATCGTTAGAACGGTCAAATTCCCCGATGGTAACGAAACATGGTCGGACTATAATGATTTACATTGTTTCGAGGGTATAGACGCAGTTAAGGAACAATTAGAAATTGACGCCGCCGATTTTGTCGAAATTGTCCCCTTAGGATATAACGAAAAAAAGAATTATTATTTTGCGACCCATCAAAAAAGAATTTTTGCCCTTACCGCTAACGAGCATAATCAAAACCAATTTTTGTTAATGGCCCCCGAAAAGTATTGGGGCGACCGTTACGGTTGGTTAAAAGATGCCGAGGGCGAAAAGACGACGGCCAACTATAAAAAGGTTGTTGAAAAATTAGGAATAGAACAAACAAAGGCCGGGTTTTTTAACCCCGAAAATATTAGGGGAAAAGGTTGTTGGTTTGAGAACGACGAAATTGCGGTCAATTTAGGCGACCAAATTTATTATAAGGGCGAATATAAACCAATTTTCAACCATGATATTAAAACTAATTTCTTTTATGAGGCCGGGGAATCGGTCGAGGTTGATTTTAATTCTCAACTTAATTACGAACAAGCAACCATTGTCTCGGATGCTTTTAAAAAGTTGAGATATAAAAACCCCAACGATTATATTTTTCTGTTAGGTTGGATTGCAATAGCTCAAATTGCGGGGGCCGTTCATTGGCGACCCCATATTTATCTAACAGGTTCTAGAGGTTCGGGAAAATCAACCATTTTAGATTGGATTTATTCAATGATTCCGTTGTCCATTTCCGTTACCGATGCAACCGCCGCCGGCATTAAGCAGAATTTAAAAAACAATGCCAAGGCCGTTGTTTACGACGAATCCGAACCCAACTCGGAAAAGGACCGCAACCAAATGGACGAGGTTATTAAGTTGGCCCGCCATTGCTCAACTAGAACGAGCGGAAAAGCGTTAAGGGGAACGGCGGGCGGAAAAGCAATTTCCTATAATACCAACGCCATTTTTTGCCTTGGTTCAATCCAAAAACTTAATTTCAATTCGGCGGACGATTCTAGGTTTTTCGTTATCGAAATGGACTCGGTTAAAGGCCAGGAACATGACGAGCTAGTTGAAATCGAGCGATTAATGGGCGAGGCCAAAAAACTCGCGCCAATGCTGTTTTCGCGCATGGTTAATCATTACAAAATAACAATGCAAAATATTGAGTTATGCAAAATTCATTTGAAAAAATTAAAATATGAGGCGCGTTTAGCCGATCAACTGGCCCCTATTTTGTCCGGGTATTTTTCTTTTTTTAGTAATGAGTTAATCGAATCCGACACCATCGACGAGTTAATTAAAATGATTGATTTCAAAGGTTCGGATTATGTCGAGGCCAATGCCGAGTCGGATGCCGAAAAATGTTTGTCGATTATAATGCAATTGTCGCCGGACAATAGTTCAATGTCAGTTTCGCAAATAATTGAACTAATGAGGATGAACCCAAACCCGGCAAATTTTGAGTTACATAATAGAACGCTGGCATTCAATGGAATAAGGTTCGACTATAAAAACAACGAATTATTTTTTGTTGCGGGCAACGTTCATTTAAAAGATAAATTGCGCAAGGTTTCGAACTACTCGGATTATATCGGTTTACTGAAAAGGCATAATAAATTTAGTGGTTATAAAAATAATTGGATTAGTGGCGAAACTCGAAAGGGCGTCCATATAAGGTTGGGGAAATAATGGGAAATTGCGGAGTAAAAGGAAAAGGTGGCGTTACTGTTAGGTTAGAAAAAGGCGAATCCGTTTATATTGGAAACGATATTGAGGTTATTGTTCAAAAAAATAATAGTCCCGGTTCAACTCAAACAAATTTAAGGATTATTGCGCCAAGGGATAAAAGGGTTATTCGCAGCAATTACAACGGGGACAAACCAAACGAGGTTAAGAAATGAAAACGGAACAATGGAAAAAACACAACGACAAATACGCGGTTTCCTCATGGGGGCGATTCTATAACCTGGAAACTAAAAAGTTTATTAAAGGCCATTTGCATCAATCCAATGGCGGGACATATAGACGGGTTAAGTTTGGCGAACTTAGGGTAATGGCCCATGTTCTCGTTGCTTATTACTTTAAAATACCGCCCAAGTTTTTTGTTTTAGGCGGTTATCATAGTTGGGTTGTTAACCATTTGGACGGGAACACTTTAAACAATAACGAAAATAATGTTGAGTTTTCAACGCAATCTAGAAATGTCAGTCATTGGCATTTATTAAAAAAGGGGCCTAGTTTTGAAATCGGACTATATTGATAAATTTGGCAACGTTACCGTCGAGAAAAACGTTAGGGTCGAGCATGGCAACCTATACCGCGCAATCCTAGACAATTGGACAAGGATTCGAAAAATTCCCCATTTTGTCGAGTATGAAAAATCTATTGCTCGAACTATAATCGACAAAAATAATTTCCTGGCCAATCAAGGTCCGTATTTCTCGCGAAACAATATGTTAGGCCTTTATTGTCAATGCAAAATTCACGGCATGGAAAAGACTTTGAAACTTTTACCTTTAATGGTTTGGAACGATCATAAATGGTATAACCCAAAAAACTGGAATCCGAACACTTGGGCGGTTTTCTTGGCGTTTAAATATCCTATCTTTAAATTGAATCCGTTGATTTATATAATGGGTTTATGGTCGTTGCTCTCAACTGATTACAGAAATACGTTCCATAAAAATGTTTGGTTCCTAACGTTTACAGTTCTAGGGATTGACTGGCCCCTAAAAATGGCGCAAAAACGTTATTCCGAGAAATCAATACTCAACGGTTATAAGCTTTTTGAGTATTCGCATCAATATTATTTTAGCGGTTCGTTAAGATATAACAACGGCGACAATCCAATTAGGGAACAAGTTAGATTATATTATCAACATGAGCGGGAATTTTAATTATGATTTTCCTATTAGTAACCCAAAAACAGTTTAAAACCTTAGGTCATATTATGGGCGAAATCGCAACCATGTCTAAACATGACTGGCCAGACAAATTTATAAAATTCGAACTAGCATTTCTAAATTTCCTAAAACAACGCGATGAAACAAAAACTCACGTTGGGGCAATACTGGATTCGAACACCCTAAAAGGATTTTTGTCGACCCTGGCCGGCTATATGGAACTGTTAGAGGTCGAAATTAAGGCCTGTAATAAGTTCTGGCCCCGTGTTTACGCTAAACGTTCCCGCAAATTACTTGAGTCGCTTAGAACGGAAATTTCGACCCAATTGAGCGCGCAAAAAATCAATGTAAACTAATGTTAGTTGTCCCGCGTTGAATTACGCGCAACAATAGTTTTAAGTTAATTTTTATCGGTTGACTAAAAAAATCCCTGCCATTTCAAGGACGAATAAGCAGGGATTTTTTTTATTTATTTTCTAAGCATTCGCAATTTATAATTTGGTCCTGAAAAATCTTTTCTGGAAATGGCGACCCCTCTAACCATATTTCTATAAACCCCGTAATGTTCCCGATGGTGGTTTTTTGCATAACCCCATAATTGCCTTTGTGGCCGTCGCTAAAATATTGTATTTTATGCCCAATATGAGATTCTATTTTTTTTCGCGTTTCGGATTTAGTCATTTTTGCCATTTTTATTCTCCATAATAAATTATAAATTCGCGGGGCATGTTTTTATACCTTTTACACTTGCCTAACAAATAGTCGATAAGATCAATTTTCGCCAATATTTCTAGATAATATTTGTCAAAATCTTGGTCGTCGATTATTACGGATTGGTCCATATATTTTTTTTTAGTGGAAACGTCGACTTGCCAACCTGGAATACATTTAAGCGACTCACGCAATTGCGTCCTCATAGTTATGAGTTCGCGCGACCTTAATAATTTGGGACTATTTGCCATGTCTACTTAAATGCAAAAAGCGGGCCGAATAGCCCGCTTGAATATCAATGGTTTAAATAGAAAAAGTGTCTAAAGTTTAGTCGGTTATTTGTTTATTATAGGTCCCTTAAAAATGCTATAATGACCCAAACGGTAACAATTAACCAAGGGTAAAAATGGACACCATCGCAAAATTGAGGGCCAGGAAATCGAGAATCGAGCAACCTGGTTACGGTTGGGTTATTACGGCGGACGTTTTGGACGGGCCAGAATCTCGCGAGGTTGGAATGCTGGGCCCGCGCGGACTAAAATTCTCAAAGGATGAAATTATTTCAAAGGGCAAAAAATTCGAAATGTTCGACGACGACGGCGAGCTATATTACGAGGGTTATTTATTGGGCGGAACTGGCCTAGAACCATTAGACGATTTCGGAATGCCTAACGCCGGTTGCACTGAAATAAAAATAAATGGGGAATCGGTTTAGTTTTTATAAAAATTAACAAATAAATTAGGCCGGTTTAATCCGGCCTTTTTTATTTCGGCAACGTCCCAAAAAAACCGCCCTCGGTGTCCGTTTTTGTCATTAACCCCAATTCAATACTCGATTGCAACATTATGTTTTCGTCGATTTGACTCATTAATTTACGGCGATAAATTTCTATTTGCTTGGCGGTTAAGGCGCTAGTCGCATCTTTAGTGTCGAGGTCCTTATTGAACCGATCAACAAACCCCTGGATTCGTTCCGCTTGTTTTGCGATGGTTTCTTTTAAATAGGTATTATCGTCCGTTAAATCATTGCTCGCGGAACTGATTTTAATAAATTTTTCCTCGGCCTCATGGGTTAATTTTTGGCCATCAATAATTTTCTGGGCCAGTTCCTTACTAGTAAATTGTTTAACTAAATTTTCGATTTGTTTTTTGCTCATTTTTTTGCCTCTAACGCCGTTTCAATCGCCGTTCTTAAATAATCGTTAACAGTTATTAAGTCTTTAAACCAATCTAAATAGTTAGGGTCAACCGCTAAAATATCGCCGACCGATTCGCCCTTATATTTGCCAAACGGTAAAATTGCGTCGAACGCCCATTTGGGCGGTTTGCCTAATATTTTTCTAATTATGTCGTTCATTTTAATTGGCCCCTGGCCCAGCGTTTGAATTGTCGCCGGGGAATAGTTTGTTTATGGTTTTGTTTTTTGTATAAAATTTTACCGTGAATACGTTTTTCAATTTCCGACAAGTCGTCAATATAAACGCCGCTAATGTTGTATCCGTCGGGAATCAAAACCGAATTACCGAAAAGCATTTTAGAATAAACCCTAGATTCAAAACGTCGACCGGGGCAACGGGGTGTCGGGGTAATTATGCGTTCACTATTTTTTATTAGCTTAATCATTTCGATTTGGTATGGTCTTAATTTTTCGCCACTAACAAAATGCTCGCCCCTAATTATTTTATTTCCCATTATTCAACCCCATATAAAAATCGTATGCCGCCGGGTCCGTCATAACCTTGGCAATTGACCAATTCTTAACAATCAATCCCTCGTATTTCCTGGCCCTGCTTAATGCAACATAGGCCTGGCCCGACATAAAAACGTTGCGAAAATCAACCTCTAGGTAATCCAGCGACATACCTTGCGATTTATGAATTGTAATTGCATAGGCCAGTTTAACCGGGTATTGCTCAAACGACGCTAACAGTTCAACAATAACCTCGCCCGTTACCTCGCTAACTTTTCGTTTCTCGTTTTTCCAAGTATGTTTGGGAACGTAAACAATGGCCTCGGGTTCGAAAATCTTAACCTTCATACAACTAGCGGTTTCCATTATCCGGGTTCCGTCGGTTTCAAAACCAACGCAAATTTCGGCGTTCTCTAGACCCAAATACTCGCCCATGGAACCATTAATATATTCGTCGCTGGAATCGTTTTTAAGGGTCATTACTTGCGCCCCAACCTTAATACTCAACATTTGCAGGGCCGGACAATCCTTTATAATGGTTTCAATATGCTTTTCCGATATTCCGTCAACCTTAGCGGCGTAACCCTCGGCGACCGAATCAATATTTCTAAGCATTTTAGAGTTCCAACGATTCGATTCGTCATTAGTGCTAACCAATTTAATCGGTTCGACACCCTTGGGCATTACGTTATGCCTAGTTGCATAAATGTAATTAGAAACCCGTTGTTCCATTTCCGGGGTCATGGCCTTGCGACCCGCTCGAATCCAGTTCAAACAGTTACTAAAATCCTTGTCCGTTTGGCGTTTTACCTCGGTCAAATTTATTATTGTAAAATTTAAGGCCGTCCATACGGGTGATTGAAATGCCCAAAACTCGGGCAAATTGTCGGTCCTTTTAACGACCGGGGGCAATTGCATAAAGTCGCCCGCAAAAACGATTTGTTTGCCGCCAAATGGCAATTCCGGTTTGTCCATAACGTACTTAAAAAGCGCGTCGAGCAAACCTAAAACATCGGAACGCAGCATTGAAACCTCGTCAATAAACAAAATGTCGCAATCCTCAATATCGTAAATGGTTTGAGTTCTAAATTTTCGAGACTTGGTTATAAATTTAAGTTGATCGACATGGTTATTGATGCCAATTCCGGTAAATTTATGAATCGTTTGACCGTTAACGTGTAATGAGGCCAGGCCAGTCAACGCAGTTCGGACAATTAACTTGTCCTCGAATGCCTCGACGATTTTGTTTTGTAGGAACGTCTTACCAGTTCCCGCGCCGCCGGTGATTAGTACGTTGTCGCCCGCTTTAATGGCCTCAATTATTTTAGTTTCATTGTCCATAGTTAATGGCCTTTAGTATTTCGTGAACCGTTAAATTAGAGTGTGAATTTTTTATTAAATCAACCAAGCTTGTTGATTGGTCAAAACTTAAACCGTATAAAATGCACGCCTTTATTTCCTGTAATTGGTTAAAAGAATAAAGACTAGTTAACCCAATTACAGCCGAGAGGTTATAAGTTGTTATGGTTGACAATTCTTTTATCATTGATTTGCGTCGCTCTATTTCTGACATTAGAAAACACCATTAAAGGAACTGCGTTCCTTATTTAGTTTGATTGCCTCGGTTTGGTAGGGGTATAAAACCATAGTTTTCACTTCATTAGAATAATTGATTTCAAAATCCTTGACGGCGGCGTTGATTATTTCTTGTTGTTGAATGCCTAGTTTTTTAGCGGCCGCCGCAACTCGCTCGGGCGGAATGCTACATATACCCCGCTCGATATTTGAAACGAATTGACCATTTTTATAACCTAAATGTTTGGCCAAATCGTTTTGGGAAATAGTTGTTACTTGTCTCGCTAGGCGAATCACCTTAGCGACATTGTCGAATTTTTTTGTTTCCATTTTTACCGAATCCTTTATGTTAACCGTTTTTTTTATAATACAAAATGCAATATTGTTAAATTTATAATACTGATAATTAAACCGAAAATTATTCCGCCAACCGCGCCGCTTTGAGGTAGCCAAAATTGCCAATACTTAGCGGGTTTTTTACACCATTTATTAATTATTTCCATTTTTAACCTCACGAATCGCGCTTTTTACCATACCAATATGGCCCGACATTTGTTTAGTTGTTACGCTACCTGATAAGGATTTTAGGCCTAGTTTTTTAGCGGCAACCCTATAATCCTTTAACCCGACTAGTTCGGCATAAACACCGAGCAAACGATTTAAGTTGTCTTGTAATGGGTCCTTAGTTCTAAAACTGTTTTTAGATTTTTTGGTTTTTTTTTGAATACTGGCATGAGTATTATTTCTAGTTAAGCGTGTCATTATTGCCCCCAAGTCAAATTTAAGTAATATCCCGCTAAAAAAGCGACAAAAAATAAACCCGCTATTCCAACAACTA